TGATTTTGTTCGCTTTCGTTATGGCGAGCCTGAAAAAATAGGTGGGTGGCAACAAGCCGTGGCTACAACAATGCCTGGTGTAGCCAGAGCAACACACATTTGGACAGATAGGGATGGAACAGAATACATAGCTATAGGTACAAGTAAAGGTTTGTTTATATTTTATGGTGGTGGTATTTATGACATTAGTCCACTTGAAACTGCAATAACAGGTTTGACTTTTACCTCCACAAATGGTTCCGCAACAGTAACAGTAAACAAAACTTCTCATAATTTAAAAGCAGGTGAGTTCGTTGTATTTTCATCAGTTACAATGCCTGGTAGTGGCACAGGATTTACAGCCGCTAATTTTACTGACAACCCTTTTCAAGTTATTACAGCAACGTCGAATAGTTTTACAATTACCATGCCCTCAAATGAATCAGGTGCAGGAATTACAGCAGCAGGTTCGGGAACAGTACAATCTTATTTTCCTGTTGGTTCAGCAACACAGACTCTTGGTTTTGGTTGGGGTACAGGAGTCTGGAATGGTTCTACTGCTTGGGGTTCAGCAACCTTAGCTTCAGCTACAAGTTTAGAACCAGGCAATTGGTCGTTAGATAACTATGGAACAATACTAGTAGCAACAATTAAAAATGGTGGGACATTTGAATGGAACCCAACAAGTGGTGTTGCAACAAGAGCAACTTCAGTAAGCACAAATCCAACAGCAAGTGTAATGACAATTGTATCGGATACTGATAGACACTTAATTCATTTAGGAACAGAAACAACAATTGGTTCGATTAACACACAAGATAAAATGTTTATACGTTTTTCAGATCAAGAAGATAGAACAGATTATGTGCCTGTTTCAACTAATACTGCAGGAACCTTTCAATTAGATAGTGGCTCAAAAATAGTCAGTGCAGCACGAGGTAAAGATTATATTTTTATTGTTACAGATACATCCGCATACATTATGCAGTTTGTTGGTCCTCCATTTACGTTTTCAATAAGACAAGTAGGTTCAAACTGTGGCGCTATGTCACAGCATTCACTAGTGCATGTGGATGGTATTATGTATTGGATGGGTAAGTCTGGTGGTTTCTATGCGTATGATGGTGGTTCAGTAAAAAAACTTACCTGTTCTGTTGAAGATTTTGTATTTACAACTCAAACGGATGACGATTTAGGATTTAATTTTGGTCAAAGTGAACAAGTATTTGCAGGATACAATACTTTGTTTACTGAAATTAATTGGTTTTACTGTAAAGATGGATCAACACAAATAGATCGATGTGTGACATTAAATTATAGAGAGGGTTTATGGACAACAAGTTCTTTAGCACGAACTGCATACAGTGATAAGTATGTATTAGATAATCCATATGCAACAGAATATAATGTTACAGGATTACCATCATTATCTATTAATGGTATTACCAATGAGTTTGGTGCAGCTATATTATACAAACATGAAACAGGTAATAATCAACTGGATGTGGTTGGGAACAAAACACCTATAAATGCATTTATAGAATCAGGTGATTTTGAAATGCCTATGGAAGGTAGTGCAGGTGAGTTTTTTGTAAAAATAAGAAGATTTATTCCAGACTTTGGTAAGCTTGATGGTAATGCTCAGATAACAATAAGTTTAAAAGACTTTCCATCAGAAACTGAAGCGTCTTCACCGCTTGGACCTTTTACTATTACATCTAGCACAAAAAAGGTTGACACAAGGGCACGAGGTAGATTAGCATCGTTAAAAATAGAAAACACTTCCACAGATGAATCTTGGAGATTTGGTGCGTTCCGAGCTGATGTACAACCTGATGGAAGAAGATAAGGAGTAAAAATGCATTATACAGCAAGACTAAAAAAAGTTATTAAAGGTCTAAAAAAGGCAACTAAACTGCATGCACAACAAGCAAAGATTTTAGAAGCCATTGAAAAGGATCAAAGACTTAGATATAAAAAGAAACCAAAATAATGGTTAAAAAAGATCCAAAAGTAGGGACAGGTAAAAAACCTAAAAAATCAGGTAGAAGATTATATACTGATGAAAACCCTAAAGATACGGTAAGTATAAAATTTGCTACGCCTACTGATGCAAGAAAAACTGTGGCTAAGGTAAAAAAAATAAATAAACCCTATGCACGTAAGATACAAATTTTAACTGTGATGGAGCAAAGAGCTAAAGTTATGGGTAAAACACAAGTTGTAAGTATTGCAAAAAAAGCAAAAGAATCTTTAAAGAAAGCGAGAAAAGTTGGCTAAAATAAATATACTTATTCCTGAACTTAATGATGATTATGTGGTACAAAATCAAAGACAGATAACTTATGGTATTGAAACATTAGTAAATCAGTTAAACTTTGCTTATCAAAATGATTTAAAAAATGAACAAGATGCCTTTAACTTTTTTATGAGCTCATGACAATACAATATAAAAATCAAGGGTTTTCACTCACAACTACAGGCACAACCAGTGTACTGACGGCACCAGCCAATGGTCGTTGTCTAGTCAAACAAATACAAGCTCACAATGGTTCAACAGGTACGGTAAGTTTAGTGACACAAGTTACAGATACAAGTGCATCAGCAACATTTAGAATTGACAATGCCTCTATTGCAGCTAACACAACTCGACAAATTATATCACAAACACTTGTATTAGAAGAAGGTGATATTTTAAAAATGACAGCAGGCACTGCTGATGAAATACAAGGTATAGTGTCGTATGCACTACTTGACCGCTCGCAAGAAAACGGATAATTTATTTGCAATTTTATATAAATTAGGTAATTTTAATTATGGATATTATACATTGTAAATCTGAAACTACGATTCTAAATAAAAAAACTGGTAAAGTGTATAAAGATGAAGCTGAAGTTCAAAAAGACATTGCAGATGCCTCAACTGACACAACTGAAAGTGACATACAAAGGAACGTTAATATTATCGTCCCTGAGTTATCATTGGATGGAGAAACAGATTGACACCATTAGGTGGAACTGAACTACAAGAAAACTTTTTAACAAGTTTTGTTGATAAAAAAATACTCGAACAATTTCAGATTTGCACGTCTGTTCCAGAAAAAATACCTCTTGCTCAAGATAAAGTTAATATATTATGGCAAAAAAATAGTTACGATCAACCTAATATTGTGCCTTGGTTTAAGGAACAATCAAATCATCAAAAGTACGATTGGTATGTTTTTAATTCAAGTTGGAACTATGAAAAATTTAGGTATCATTTTGATATACCCACCGATAGATGTCATGTCATAAAAAATGGTGTAACCAATTTTCCACAAAGAAAAGTTTTTACAAAAGGTGATCGACTTCGCATGATCTTTCATCCAACACCTTGGAGAGGTCTAAATGTTTTACTTGCAACTATGCAGTTATTAGAAAACGAAAATATAGAATTAGATGTATATAGTAGTTGTGAAATATACGGAAAAGAATTTAAAAAAGATAATGATGAAAAATATCAAGATCTTTATGATCAAGCTAAAACTTTAAAAAATGTAAATTATCTTGGTTATAGAAGTAATGAATTTATTTTAAGTAAATTACCTTACTATCACATGTTTGCTTACCCAAGTATCTGGGAAGAAACTTCATGTATATCTTTGCTTGAATCTATGGCTGCAGGTTTATATTGTATGACAACAAACTATGGTGCTTTGTTTGAAACAGGAGCCGAGTTTCCTGTATACGTAAACTATGAAACTAATTTAGTAAACTTGGCACATCAATTTGCAGAGGGTATTAAAATATGTCGAGACACGCTCCACGAACCAATAATCCAAGAGCATTTAGACGAACAACAAAAATATGTAAGACGATTTTACTCTTGGGATAAAAAAGCTTTAGAGTGGACTAATTTTCTAACAGGCATATTAGATGCAAAACAATAAACCTATTTGGTTAAAAGAGGAACGTCCTGTTAGTTTGTTTGTAGCAACCCCTGTGCATAGTGATGTGTCAATGCATTATGCTCAAACTATGTTAGAGTTACAAAAAGAATGTATGAAACGTAATATGCGCATTATGTTTCAGATGATGAAGTCATCTTTAGTTACACAAGGCAGAAACCTTTGCGTAAGTTATTTTTTAAATACAGATTTTACACACTTGTTATTTGTTGATTCTGATATTGCTTTTGATCCAGAGGCTATATTTAGATTAATAGAATTAGACAAAGATATTATATCAATACCTTATCCTATGAAAACAGCACAATGGGATACC